GATCTTGAATTTCGCCTTGATAAATTAACATTAGACAAAATTGACAAATTAATTTAGTAAGAAAGATAGGGTCAAATAAGTGTTTTTTTTAAATTATGGCTGGTAGACCCTTACACAAAATACAATGTGAAAGTTTTACTCGCAGCTCTAACTATACGAAACAATGCAGAGCAAAAGGGTATTTTCAAAAAACTTCTGGTAGGTGGAGATGTCGCCACCATGGGGGTTTTTCAACTGGACCAAGATCTGTTGAGGGTAAAATTAAAGCATTAAGAAATTTAAAATATTTTAAAAATAAAACTGAACAAGAATTAATTGAATGGATCAAATTGAAAAGATATGCGAAAGATTAGAATTAGGCGAGCCTCTTAGCGCCATCTGTAAAGCAAAAGACTTGCCAGATGTTTCCACCATCTACAAAAAATGCAGATCTGATAAAAATATAGATGAAAAAATAAAAGCAGCTAGGCAAAGAGGCGTTTGGACTTTATTAGATAAGATTGCGGAAGATATGCAAATTCCAAAGACACCACAAGAAACACATTTTTTAAGAGAGAAATGGAGCCATATTAGATGGCTTGCAACAAAATTAGCGCCATCTCAGTTTGGAGATAAAACACAAATAAAACAAGATATTGATAATAAATTAATTATAACTTGGGGAGATCCTGGCAATGATATTAAAGACGCTGAAAAAATTATTAATCAAGTATCAAGTGTGGATGCTGCGGCAATACCTGGAATTGAGCGGAATTATCAAGAAAAGCAAAAAGGAGAACAGAAAGTGAACAAATAAAAATTTAATTTTTTTTATTTTGTGGGTTGTATTTTTTTTCTAATTTGCTAAAAAAGCAATTAGTGAAAGGAGTGCAAACAAATGACACTAGAAACGACTAAAGAAGTTCAGACGCTTAACTTAGATGGCGTTAAGCCAAACAAAGAAAAAAAGTGTTCTGAAATAGTAGATGAAAAATATCAAGATAGACTAAAGCAGTTTGAAACAGCTAAAACTTTTCTTGATATTGAGAAATCTGAAAGAGAAAAATTTGATGAATTTCTTTCAGATGATTATCGAGAGTTAAATCAATACGAGGATTTTTTTGATTATGTTAATCAATCGGGTCTTTGTTTTGATCGTGTAGAGGCTGGAACCTTTAAAGATCAAAGAGCTGCTTATTGGAGATGGCAGCTGTCTTGGGGTGGACCCTCACAAGAGTTTAGATTGTTTGATAATAACGATCTGGAATTTTGGCATCTTGATTGGTTCGATGGTGCTTGCGTTCAAGTTAAAGACGAAATCTTTGAAAATATAATGGAGAATTTTAAAGATCTGTCTGCACCTTGCGAATAGTTTAATTTATAAATTAAATGAGCTGGGGGGAGAAATCCCCCTGGCTTTTTTTGTGCCTGGTTCTTTCCTTGGTTAGCCGGTAAAAGTCTGTATCTGTATAGCTGCGCCACACTCCTCACGCACACGGCATGGAGTTCTAGCTGCTAATTTATGGGGTCGCAGATATAAAACCTAGCGCTTTGTGGCTATAAACAAGGATTATTAAAAGATTAAGTCAGTAAAAGAGTAGTAAGAGAGTAAAAAGCTACAAAAAAAAAGTAAAAAGCAAAAAAAAAGAGGGGGTACACCCCAAAAACCAGGCGCAAAATATTATATATATATAATCGGGAGTTTAAGACACAAACACACACGCACTATGAGAAAAGAACACAAGAGCAAAACGGGTGGATTAACTGCCAAAGGTAGAGCCTACTTTAAAAGAACTGAGGGATCTAACCTAAAACCCCCAGTAAAATCTGGTAAAAACCCAAGACGGGTCAGCTTTGCTGCCAGATTTGCTGGAATGCGTGGACCCATGAAAGATAGCAAAGGGAAACCAACTAGAAAAGCACTCGCACTAAGGAAGTGGGGATTTAGATCTGTGGCGGCTGCTAGAAATTTTGTAAAGAATAATAAAAAAACATGATGCCTAAATATACTGATAGCCTTATTACTGCCATGGTTTTTGTTGCCGAAGAAACAAATGGCTTAGTTATCCACCTAAACGGATTTCAAGATTTAGATCATGCAAATAAATTTGTTAATAAATTAATGAAGAATAGCGGGATAGAATATACATCCATAAGAGATATATTTGATTTGCCAACTATTCATTAATGCGGAGGAGAGAATGATGTTAGGAATAATAGATCACATAGAACACTTTTGGAAAGATCATAAGAAAGTGGTTATTGGTGTTGTTGCTGTCATAGTTATTTTAGTTTTAGTTTAATGATTGTTAAAATACCTTATACGCCTAGACCCTTGCAAGGAGAGCTGCATAAAAAATTAGATCAATATAGATTTGCAGTTTTATCTTGTCATAGAAGATTTGGCAAAAGTGTGGCAATCATAAATCATTTGATAAAAGCTGCACTAACTAACAAACTTAAAAATCCAAGGTTTGCATACATAGCGCCTACTTATAAACAAGCTAAGTCTATAGCCTGGGATTATTTAAAAATGTTTGCTGGAGATATACCAGGTGTTAAGTTTCACGAAACGGAGCTGCGTTGCGACTTGCCGAATGGCAGCAGAATAACACTACTCAGCTCTGAACAGCCAGACAGCCTAAGAGGTTTATTCTTAGACGGGGTTTGCATAGATGAGGTGGCGCAAATAGATCCGAGGTTATGGAACGAGATAATTAGACCAGCTATATCCGACAGAAAGGGATTTGCATATTTCATAGGTACGCCAGCTGGTATGGCAAATTTATTTTATGATTTATACCAATACGCTTTAGGAGATGAGGAATGGTACACCTACACAGCTAAAGCAAGCGAAACAAAAATTATAGATCAAAAAGAATTAGATGCAGCCAAAGCTCAAATGGGAGATACTAAGTATCGGCAAGAGTTTGAGTGTGATTGGATTGCAAACATTGAGGGATCTGTTTATGGAGATATTATTAGAACCATAGAAGATAGAAACCAGATAACTGCAATGTCATACGATCAGAGTTTAGAAGTACATACAGCCTGGGATCTTGGAGTAGACGATAGCACGGCTATAGTTTTTTTTCAGATTTTAGGAAACCAAATTATTGTTATTGATTATTACGAAAACAATAGAGAGGGATTACCTCACTATGTAAAAGTAGTAAAAGATAAAGATTATATTTATGGCGAGCATTATGCTCCGCATGATATAGAAGTTATGGAATTTTCAACGGGTAAGACCAGACAAGAGGTAGCTTAC